ATCACGATTTGTTTTATAAAGACAAACGTGAGATTAACAGTATTGAATTTATGCGTCTGTTTCCTAACATAATTCCAATTACAGAACAACTAACAGAAGGCGATGTCACACTATTGCCTTGGTTAGTTGGAGAAGAGTGGAAAGCGGTTAAGAATATTAAAAGTAGATATGTTTTCGGACACTTTGAATTGCCATACTTTAAAATGAATGCCATGGTTGAAATGCCCGATCACGGAGAACTACAACCTAGTCATTTTACAAATCAAGAATATGTTTTTAGTGGTCACTTTCATAAAAGACAAACCAAAGGCAATGTAACATACATGGGTAATGCGTTTCCGCACAACTATGCAGATGCTGGTGATGACGAACGAGGCATGATGACTCTGGAATGGGGCGGTGCTCCGGAATATAAGACATGGCCAGGTCAACCCGTTTATAGAACGTTTAAACTTTCACAGTTACTGGAAAAGCCAGAGGAGCATTTAACAGAAAAGATGCATGCTCGTGTAACAATTGATGTGCAGATTACTTTTGAGGAGGCAAACTTTATTAAGGAACAGTTTATTCCGCAGTTTAAATTGCGTGAGTTGATGCTTATTCCTGAAAAAGTGGAAGTTGAAAGTAATATTGATCCCATTGATGTTTCATTTGAAAGTGTTGATACTATCGTAATGAATCAAATTGAACAACTAGACAGTGAAACATATGACAGGCGTATGTTATCGGAGATTTATACAGACCTATGATAAAAATTAAAAACATCACGGTTAAAAACTTTATGAGTGTGGGCAATCAGACCCAGGCAATTGACTTTGACAAGGGAGAACTTACGCTCGTGCTAGGTGAAAACCTAGACTTGGGTGGTGATGGTAGTGGATCCAGAAACGGCACTGGTAAAACTACCATCGTCAACGCACTAAGTTATGCAATCTATGGCAACGCCCTTACAAACATCAAGCGAGATAATCTTATCAACAAGATTAACGGCAAGGGCATGCTGGTTACAATCGACTTTGAAAAGGATGGTATACAATATAGCATTCATAGAGGCAGAAAGCCCAACGTATTGAAGTTTACTGTTAATGGAACTGAACAGGAGCCCACTGATACTGACGAAGCACAGGGCGATAGCAGAGAAACACAAAAGGATATCGAAGCATTATTTGGTATGAGCCATGATATGTTCAAACACATACTTGCACTTAATACCTATACTGAACCTTTTCTTGCATCAAAGCCCAATGACCAACGTGCTATCATCGAGCAGTTGCTAGGTATCACACTGCTTTCTGAAAAAGCAGAAGTGCTAAAAGAAAAAATGCGTCACAACAGAGATAGCATTGCATCAGAGAATACAAAAATAGAAACAATCAAGGCCAGTAACGAAAGAATACAACAAAACATCGAAAGCCTAGAACGCAAACAAAGAATGTGGGAAGATAGCAAACAGCAATCTATTACAGAATTAGAACAAAGCATTGCTATGTTGGAGAAGATTGACATTGAAGCAGAGATTGAAGCACATAAATGTTGGGAAGCATTTAATGACAAGAAAAGAAAACTAGAAGAAGCACAGCGTTGGATGGCAAGTATCACTGCTGATAACGAGAAGCAAGAAAAAACTATTGTTAAACTAGATAAGGAACTGACTGATCTAAAGGAACACAAGTGTTATGCCTGTGGACAGGAACTACATGATGGGAAACAGGAAGAAATTCTCAAGGATAAAGAAAGTCAGAAACAAGAAGCCGCACTGCAAATTATAACCAATGAAACACAATATGCAGAACACGCAAAAGTTGTAAGTGACATTGGAGAGCTAGAGCAATGCCCAGTAACACAGTATGACAGTGTGGAAGAAGCATACAACCACAGAAATACTGTTGAGAGCTTGCAGAAAGAATTAACAAAAAAGTATGAGGAAACAAATCCTTATGCTGAACAGATTACCGATCTAAAAGAAACTGCACTACAGGAAGTTAGTTTTGATGAATTAAATGAACTTACAAAGGTCAAGGATCATCAAGACTTCCTATATAAATTGCTTACAAACAAGGATAGTTTTGTGCGTAAGAAGATCATTGAACAGAATCTAGCATATCTAAATCAACGTTTAACATACTACTTGTCTAAAGTAGGATTACCGCATATTGTTGAATTTCAGAACGATTTAACAGTGATCATTACACAACTAGGACAGGACTTAGACTTCGATAACCTCAGTAGAGGAGAACGAAATAGACTCATATTAAGTCTAAGTTGGGCATTTAGAGATGTTTGGGAATCATTATATCATGGTATCAATCTACTGTTTATTGATGAACTTGTGGATAGTGGCATGGACAGTGCAGGTGTTGAAAGTTCTATTGGTGTTCTTAAGAAGATGACACGTGAAAGAAACAAAAACGTGTTCCTAATCTCACACAGAGATGACTTAGCAGGTCGTGTTAATCATGTATTAAAAGTAATCAAGGAGAACGGATTTACTTCATATTCAAATGATGTTGAAATAGTCCAATAGGTATATGGCTACTGATTCACATGATGAAATGATTGAAGCATTCCAGAATTACTTTAAATGGCAGGAACGATTTGAGTATCATGGCAGTGATGAAGCAGGCATTAAGGCAAGATTTTGGCTGAGCGAGATTAGAAAACATGCCAGCACACGCAGATTAGAAATACAAGATAAAAGGCAAGAAAGAAAAGAATCCAGAAAAGGCAAGGTTGGTCGACCATCGAAAGTAAGTAAGAGCGATGGAGAAAACAAGTTGGACATTTGAAGGCAACACTATTGATAGTATTCCTGATGAATATGAAGGCTTTGTATATCTTATTACCAATAAAACCAACAATAAAAAATACATAGGCAAGAAATTAGCCAAATTTAAAACCACCAAGCCACCACTCAAAGGCAAGAAAAACAAAAGGCGCGGATATAAAGAATCAGACTGGCAGGACTATTGGGGGAGTTCCGATAGGCTACAGGCTGACGTTGAAGCACTGGGTCCACAAAACTTTACTAGAGAAATACTTTTTATGTGCACCGGTAGGGGAGAAATGTCCTATCTTGAAGCACGAGAGCAGTTTGACAGAAGAGTTTTGGAATCAGACGATTACTACAACGGTATCATTAATGTTAGAGTAGGCGGTTCAGACAAATTGCGCAAGGCACTCCTAGAACGACACATCAAAACGAAGGCTTAACTTAATTTACATAGCAACACTGTTTGGTCGAGGCTGCTCGACCCATCTTGAGGATATGTGCGATACCATATTCAGATACTGGTGCGTTGCAAGGAAAATGCTAACTTAGGCATAAAAGATGTGTGCTCTGTGAAAAAGACACAACACACAGGCAAGTGATTTCGACTGTTTGGGATCAACTGCCTTCCGCGGATATTGCGAATGCTGAAGTAGGGGGTTGACGGTCTGCCGCCTCCGTGTAATTTATTACAATCTTCTTAAACAGAGTGGTGATGCTAACTCACATGAAGCTCAACAAACCAATTCGCCCGGCAACGGGCGAATTGTGGCTCTACTATCTACATGATGCTAACAAAATTACTTCGTAATTTGTGTAGTCATATATATAAAGTGCAAGAGAAAAAAAGCGTTGAGCTTTAGCGAAAACGCTTAAGATCTTTAGATCTTATACACAATGTAAATGAATAAATAACATTACATAACAGTTATGGAAAGATAAACAATGCGTTTGAACGAGATTCTGATCGAAAAACAACTGGATGAAGCACCACAGGGCATGCTGTCACGATTGGCTAACAAGGCAAAATCATTTGTTCCCGGTTCTACAGGACGACAAGCCAAGGGCGATTTAGAAATAGGCAAGGAAGCAAACTGGCTAATGAAGCAGTTTGACACGTATTTGGGCAAGGTTAGAAAACCTGCTAGTCCACAACTAGTAATAGATTTCTTAAGAAAAAACAACTATCCCACAGGTGATGCTGAACAGGAAATGACCAAAGCAACCACTGGTCAAAAAGTTGGCGCCGGAGCGGCTAAAGCCGCAAAGGGAGTGGCAAAAGGAATTGGAGCAGTAGGCGGAGCAATCGGCAAGGGTATTGGTGCTATTGCTAAGGGTGCTGCTGACCTAAAGAAAACAAATCAAGCAAACGCTGAACAACCTGCGCAGACTCCAGAACCTGCTACGCAGACT